GGTCACGGGCTCGAATCCCGTCGGTACCTCGCTACGATTTCGTACTTTTTCTTGGATATATAGAATAAAACACTATATGCCAAGAAAAAAACACGAATATCATTATATTTACAAAACTACAAACATCCTAAATAACCGATATTATATAGGAATGCACTCTACCTCTAATTTAGAGGATGGGTATTTAGGATCTGGTAGGAGAATAAGGGATTCAATAAATAAGTATGGTAAAGATAATCATATTAAGGAGATTTTGGAATTTTTACCAAATAGGAAGTTCTTAACTTTACGGGAGGAAGAAATAGTAAATAATGAATTATTAATTGATCCGTTATGTATGAACCTTAGAATAGGAGGAGATCCAGGAGCTACTGAATGGACGATAGAACAAAGAATATTGGGAGGTAAAAATGGTGGATTTAATACAGCTAAGAGTGAAAAGGAAAATCCGGTAATAGCTAAAAATCAATGGAATAATAGGTCTTTAATTATGAAAGAATGCCATCGTTTAGGTAAAATAAAATATGATACTTTTACTGGTAAAAAACATAACGAAGAATCTAAGAAATTGATAGGAACTAAAAATTCAAATAAACAAAAAGGAATAAAAAATTCTCAATATGGAACAATTTGGATTAACAAAGATGGTATTGATAAAAAAGTAAAAAAAGAATACTTCTCTAATTATTTAGAAGAAGGATGGGTAAAAGGAAGAAATAAAAAGGTCTTGTAGGGGAGTTGGCCGTCCCCGTCGCCCTGTCACGGCGAAGATCGCGGGTTCAAATCCCGTCGAGACCGCTAAATTTGGAGTGTTAGTTTAATTGGCTCGAATACCCTTGCGATCGGGGGAGATGAGGTTCAAGTCCTCTACATTCCGCAAATAGAGTAGAAATGGCAAAGATTATTTTCCAAAAGAAAAAGGCATAGAAATTATTAGAAGATAAGAAATCTAGATTTTCTCTATTCGTTAAGAAGAATAACGAATTAAAGACTTTGGGAAGGGACTACATAGAAGGTGAAGTAGAAGAACTATATGTATTTTTCCAAAGCGGAATAGACCCAGAATGGGAGGGAAGGATGGGGACATTATTATAATAAGGTTAGTCATCGCACGCGTGCGCTCACGCACACGCTCGCACTTCTTATTATTATACAAAAATAAAAAATGCCGGTAGGGAACTTCAAATGTAGTTATTGTAATAAACTATTCAATAATGGAAAATCCTTAGGAGGACATAAAACTTGGTGTGAAAGTAATCCTTTAAATAAAGAAACCAGGAAAAAATTATCAGATATAGCAAAAAACCAAACTTGGACTAAAGAAAGTAGAGAAAAAGCATCTATAAAAAGAATTACTGTTATTGAAAAATCTGGTATAATTGGAGGATTCAAAGGTATAAAATGCTTTAATGTTAAATGTGAATCCACTGGAATTAATTATATAGTTAGAGGAACTTGGGAATTAAGAGTTGCAATGTTTTTGAATAGAAATGGTATAATTTGGGAAAATAAAAATAGAATCAGTTATAACGATAACGGAATACTCAGAAATTATTTACCTGATTTTTATTTACCTTTTGAGAAAATATATTTGGAAGTAAAAGGATACTTTAAGATTAAAGATAAAATTAAAATGAACTTAGTTAAGGAACAAACAAATTTAAATATCTATATTATTGATAAGTATATTATATCAAAAATAGAAAATACTAATAATTTAGAATCCATATTAACTAAAAAATATCAGGGGAATGGGACTGCATAGGAGTGGTCACCTCACTTGCACTGAGGAAAACAGAGGGAATCGTTCTCCCTATTCTCCACCAAAAATAACTCAATATGAGAGAACTAACACCAGAAATACTAATTGAATTAGGTTATAAAAGATGGAACAATGGTAGTCCATATAACGTTGGCACTAGGGAAAACAAAAAAGAAAACCGACAAATAAAAAACCAATACAATGGAACAGAATAAAGGAGGGACCACGCCGGTCGCACAAAAGACCAGAAATTAAAAGAGATTTCTGGTCGTGTAGGAACAAGACACCAGAGGAAACTAAGGAAGTACTCTGAAGGATTTAATGAGAAATTCCATTTCTTTTTTAAGTCATATCGAACAGGCATTTTAACTTTCTGTGGAGAAGCAGTAGAACCCCAATTCAATATTAATGAGGTTAATGCAAAAGAAGGCTTTAGATTGTACGATGATGGACATTACAGTATGGGTAAGAATAAAATGGTTACCTGCCATCCAAATGTACTTAAAGCGGTAGTAACAGGCAAAAAAGCTTGGGGACTTTGGCTTGATCAATGGACAGATGGAATAGTAGAATGGAGTTTTACCGTAGAAGAAATTCTTGGTGAATTTAAAATCCAGGGAATTAAAATTCCAGAATCGTTTTTAAAAGATTTCCATAATAGACTACAAAAGAAGAAGGATAAAAGAGACCTAGCTTACTTAGATCAACTAAGAAAAGAAAGAATAGGAAAGGTCTACGAATATCCAGGATGCAATTGTAGAGTAAAAATAAAATCATTGAAATGAGCAACAGATCAAACAGAGAAATAGCCGACATCGATACCCTGTTAAGTACCGGTCACCTATTAAGTAAGTACATTGAAAAAATGAATGCTATTAAAAAACTAGCTGCAGATTATCCAAATGATTTAGAATTTGGAACTAAAGTAAGGGCTTTGATAGAAGGTAAAATTATCCAATAATGACAAAGGAAGAATTTCTCTCGCTTAAAAAAGGTGAGTCCGTATTTTACTGCGGATCCTCCTATACTATTTTTGATTTACATCCAAGGTGTAATACCATTGTATTATTTCAGAAATGCTATAGGAGGAAGAAAGGATTTCACAATATGGAGGTTAAATACACATTTTGTAATAGATTCGGTAGCTCAGTTGGTTAGAGTATTACCATGACAAGGTAAGGGTCGGGAGTTCGAATCTCCCCTGGATCACATTAATAAAACAATTTTTATGAGTAACAGTAGAAGATATTATGTCTATATGAAGAGCGGAAGGAAATTCTGCGTAGAAGAATATGGTGATCCTCATATAAAATGGGGTAATATTGATCCTGCTACAAAGAGGCTGGAAATAGTTAAATCCAAGGATGATGAGATTATAGACAAAACTAATACTTTCATTACCAAAGAAAATGGTTTCCGTAATATTTGTATGTTGGAAATGGGAACATCGCCAATGGCTTATATTGAAGCCTTAGATGACAGTGGAGTGGAAAGGTTCGAAGGAGCCGATTTTGTAACTTATGAAGATCCAATATTAATAGGAGAGGGATAAATATAGCATGTGCTTAAATCCATCTAATAAATATTGTCCTCTTTGTAAAAAAGATCTGGATATATCAAATTTCAAAATAAGAAAACAATATGGTAAAAATCATTATAACTCATATTGTAATACTTGTAAGAGAGATAAATTAACCAATTACAAGAATAATAAAAGATCTACAAAGGAAGGAATTTTATATTACAATTTATCCAATTATAAAAATACAGATAAGAGGAGAGGATTTAACTTTGATTTAGATTTGAAATTTCTTATTGAACTTTGTAGTAAACCATGTATATATTGCGGGGATACAGAAAAAATAGGAGCGGATAGAATTGATAATAATAAAGGGCACACGAAAGATAATGTAGTTCCCTGTTGTTTTAGTTGTAATAAAACTAGATTAGACCTTTATTCATTTGAGGAGATGCTAATTTTAGGAAAGGCAATACGGGAAATTAAACTTAGAAGAAGATGTACTACTTAATACAAAAAAACACCTGGGGAGAAAGGAACTACGATCGAATGATCGAAGGCCTCGAAAGGTTGGGTATGGGGTACGAAATCTGTAGATTTATACCTTTCATACACGAAGTTGAATTTGAAACTGACAGAAAGGACATTTGGTGTTTTGGTGCATATTCTATGACCAATACGGCACAGAAGTACGGATGGACTCCTGGTACTATGGCTAATGAAAATCATGACCTTGAAGTATATGGACCTAAGTATGGAGAGCATATGTTGAACCACGAAGGTATTTGTATGGAATTTACAGATCCTTTGCCAGATAGCGAAGAGTATGATATGTTTTTTGCTCGTCCAACAAAGGACACTAAAATGTTTTCTGGTCAAGTATTTATGAGAGATGCTTGGGATGCTTATGTAGCAAAAACCAAAGCTAATGATACCAGTGCCCTAATCTCTGCCGAAAGTAGGATTTTGATAAGCCCACTGAAAAATATCCACCAGGAAATTCGTTGTTGGGTAGTAAATGGAAAGGTAATTACTATTAGTCAATATAAATTAGGCTATAGAGTTACTTATCAAAATTTGGACCATGACGAAGAAGCAATGGCATTCGCACAAAAGATGGTTGATATATTTCAACCAGCAAAAGCATTTGTTATTGATATTTGTAGGACAAGTGAAGGAATGAAAGTCGTAGAAGTTAACTGTATTAATAGTGCAGGATTTTATGATATGAATTTCCAAAAACTGATAATGGCATTGGAAGAAGAATTTAATTAGTATGGGACCAGGAACACGAGTTAAAATGTCAAAGAAGTTAAAAAGATGCTACGTTCTAATGGCTCTGGTGATCACGTAAAAGAGTTTGGAAGGTGCGAAGGAATTGTAGGAGAGCATCTCTCACACAATGGAATAGATTGGCCAGAAGTAAATGTAAAATGGGAACCATCTGGACTTAGATACGGGTATTTACCAGAGTACTTAGAAGTAGTAAAATAAATACCCTGTTGGTGCAACGGCTAAACATAACGGCTTCCAACCCCGCAGATACAAGTTCGAATCTTGTACAGGGTTCAATTATAAACAAACTAAAAGTCTACAGGAACTTTACCCTGTGTGCAGTAGAGATTAACTAGATAGGATTAACCAGGCTGGGCTTGATAAGCCGGCATTCCGGGTGCAAACCCCAGGCGTCCCCCGAAACATGATGCGGATGTAATGGTAATAGTTAATCGGCAGTATTATTAAGTGAACTAAACTTTTTAATTATGTGTAAGATCAGACCCGGAAACAAGATCAACTCCTGGCTAAATGGAGAATGGGCAAAACATGGCAAACCTTTTGGAAAGAAAAAGGCAGCCAGTAAAAGAAGAATGCTGGATAAGAAAATTATCCGGGATTCTCTGCAGGAAGAATAAAATTACGGGGATAGCTTAATTGGTAGAGCGGCCTCTCGCAAAGGGGTAGGTGTTTAAGCTGCAGCTTGGTTCGAATCCGTCTCCCCGTGCTATTAAATAAACAAAAATGGAAAACACAACGACTCCTTCAATCAAGGATTTAATTAAAAACAACACTGCATCATTCTCACACATGTTGGCAGCACATGACATATTAGTTTACAAATTAAACTATATGGGATTTACGTATGAATTTGGTATTCCTGTTTCCGACCTAGGAGAAGCAACCGTTTCCCGCGAGGAAAAAGCCATTACTCTTATGAGGTATCTCCGTAAGGCTATGGAAAAAGACCAGCTTACAAAACATACGGCTTGTTTTCCTGGTGGATATGAGCCTACATCATATGCGATCTATTCACATTATCGTGCAGGTGTTTTATATTACCAAATTAACGAAGATGGAAAGAATTATAGCTTTCCCATTCGTAAGGAGGATCTCGCCGAAATAGGAGAAGATAAACTTTACTGGAATGAAAGTAAGGATATACTATCAAATGTTATTAAAAAGGCCAAAGAGGCTAATGAATTCCACCTATGTTAATTATTCGCAAGAGTTAAAAAACGGGCAGAATTTTTTAATCTGGTTTTTCATATAATTATAAATCAAAATTCCAAAATGTACAATTTATTCTTGGATGATATTAGAACCCAGCATATGTGTGAATATATGCCAAATGCTTCTTTCTATCGAAAGACTGACTGGGTTATTGTTAGGGATTATCCACAATTTTGTGAGGTAATTACTAAGAAATGGCACGAAGAAAAAGAATGGCCAGAGGTTGTTTCTTTTGACCATGATCTGGGTGTTAGTCATTACAAAGATTCCTTCATTACAGAGGAACAATATGATGAACACTATGTTGGTTTAGAAGAAAAGACTGGTATGGATTGTGCAAAATGGCTGGCAAATTTCTGTATGGAAAATGGATTAGTGTTACCTCGTTGCATGGTGCATAGTCAAAATACAGTTGGTGCAAAAAATATCCAGAGTTTCTTAGAAAGCTTTATGAGACACCAAACAAGTGAAAAATTATAAACCATTCATATTCAAAAAACAAATATTCATCAAAGGATTTTTTAATCAGATTTTTTTCTTTATATTTGTAATGTGAAAATTTATTTAATAACGAAATGAACTTACGGGAACTAGAAAATAGCGGGCATATAATATTTGAAGGCGTAGTAGGATCTCAGGCTTATGGGATTTCTACTCCTACTTCAGATATTGATACTAAAGGAGTCTTCATACAACCAATTGAAGATATTCTTGGTTTTGGATATGTGGAGCAAGTAAGTGATGCAAAGAATGATAGGACATTTTTTGAAATTCGTAGGTTCTTACAATTGTTACAAACAGCTAATCCTACAATGCTTGAACTCCTGAACCTTCCTGATGATTGTATCCGATATAAACATCCAATTATGGATCTTGTAATGGTACACAAGGAAAGGTTCATTACAAAAGTTTGCAGGAATAGTTACGGTGGATATGCAGTAGAGCAAATCAAAAAAGCCCGTGGGTTGAATAAGAAGATAGTAGAGGTGGGTGAAAAAATACCAGTTCGCAAAACCGTATTAGATTTTTGTTTCACCATAGAAAATTCCAGAAGTATTCCTTTAATGTTATTTTTGGATAATAAAGGTTTGGACGTAAATAAATGCGGGCTTGCTAAAATTCCACATGGACATGATTTATACTCTTTATACTATTCAGAAGAACATACTTATAGGGGTATTGCAGATGAAGATTCTGACGAGGTTAGATTAACATCTATACCAAAAGGAGAAGTACCGATTGCTAGCTTGAACTTCAACAAGGATGCTTATAGCAAGCATTGTAAACAATATAAGGAAGAAGTAGAATGGATTGAAAATCGTAATCCTGCTCGATTTGCAGACAATCTGCTACATGGCAAAGGTTATGATGGTAAAAATCTTGCACACTGCCACAGATTACTGGACATGGCTACAGAGATTGGAGAAGGAAAGGGAGTAGTAGTAAGAAGGCCCAACCGAGAACAACTATTAAGCATCCGTAGGGGTGAATATGATTATGACCAGTTAGTAACAGAAGCAGAGGATAAGATAAAGAGAATGGATGAGATCTTTGAAAAATCGGAGCTTCCGGGTGCATTAGATAGGGAATTCGTAGACGAGTTGCTTATCAAAATGAGGAAGCAATATTATGGATTAGGCTAAGCGTAAACGCTAAGTCTATATAGGCTAAGGAAATGTATTAACTCATAAATTTATAACTTGTATGGCATTAGTTAAAGAAAGGCTAAAGAGACTGGAAGACATTAAATCAGGAGAACGCACCTTGTTACAAGAAGCTCATGAAATGGTAGTCAACGAGGATTACCCGGATATTCCAGAAGCACTGGATTCCATTACAGATCAGGAGAATGTGGATTCTCTGATGCACTTGATGATAGAAGAAGAAAACTATGAACGATGTGCAGAAATTTTAAGGGAAAAAGAAGAGATCTTAACGACCATCGATGATGACGAGTAGGTAAACCGATTTTTTAACACAATCTAAACAACAAAGCAAAGCAAATGGGACTAAATTTCTTACAGAGACTATTTTTTAAAGAGGTGCCAGAAAAGCCGGCACCTAAACAAAATGTAGTTATTCCGAGCAGACAATCTGTACCAGCTCCAACATTACGGCCAGGGGCTACATTGAATAAATCGCCTCAACCGAGCGCGAGTAATTTAGTAACATCTAAACCGAGAAGGGCGTTTGGTAACGACCTACGTAAGAAATACCGGTACAGAGGAAGAAATTATAGCTATAACGCTGCCGGATCATTAATAGACGATCTTGGGGATCTGATTACGGACCTTGTTCTTTTGGATGATATTTTTGGTAATGGTCAAATGTATTACGATGATGGAATCGATCCAAATGTAATTCAACAGGATCAGCCAGTATATCAGGACCAGCCAGTGCAGCAGCCGGATCCAGTAGAAAACATTATAGAGCAAGCTTATACTACTGCTCCTACTGAAACATATACTTATACTGCACCGGAGCCCGAAGCAGAAATATACAGTGCACCGGAGCCATCATATAGTTATAATAGCAATAGCAATAGCAACGATAATAATGATGATGATTCAGATGATTCAGATGATTCAGATGATTAATAATAATTGGTTATACATTCAATATTATTTAAGGAAGCTATTATTACACATAGCTTCCTTAAATAGTAGGGATACAAAATTGGTAGAGTAAAAACCCGAAAATACGATGAGTGTAGCACATTACGGTGGGACAACTAGGATAACATTGACCATTAATATGGTATGAAGATAACTTTTAAACAAACAGCTCAATGAACACAGAAATTATCAGTACTAAAGATTATAGTGTTTTTAAAACACTCAAGGGAAATCGTATTATTAACCAAAAGAATCTTCGTAGGATTATAGCATCTATGCGAAAGAAAGTTCATCGATCCCCCATCCAGGTAAACGAAAGAATGGAAATTATTGACGGGCAACATCGATTGGAAGCTAGAAAAGAATTGGGTTTACCTGTTGAATACTATATTTCTAAGGGTGCCGATTTAACTACTGTTCAGGATTTAAATACCAATACAGAAAATTGGAAAATTGACGATTATCTTAATAGCTACATTGAAAAGGGTCTTAAGGATTATATTATATACAAACAATTTCTAGATGCTTATAAATTTAATCATAGGATTACGATGTATTTGTTAACAGGAGATACGCGAATTAATGAAGCAATCTTTAAAGAAGGTACATTTAAAATAAAAGACATCCAGCAAGCCTCAGAAATAGCTTCCAAAATAAATTTAGTTGGGGCTTATTATGACGGATATAAAAGAAGGACATTCTGTTATGCCTTCGTTGGTTGTTTAAAAAACAAAAAGTTTGTTTTTGAGGAATTCCTCAATAAACTTTCTTACCAAAGGTCGAAACTGTTTGATTGTGCCAGAGTAGATCAATATCTGGAAATAATTGAAGAAATTTATAACTATAAACGATCTGCTAAAGACAAGATCGTTTTAAGAAACCTATAATAGGGGGAATAGCCTATTAACTATTTTATGGAAGATTTACAGGATTTTTTGCCACTTATAGTGGGCATCGCAATTGGTATAGTGATAATAGGTTTTGTTCTGCGAGGTACCATGCGAAAATTAAAGGGTAGTAGTCCGGTGCTTCCCATAGAAGAGGCAATGCATGGTCTATATGATCAAATATCGTGGATAAAGGATATAGTCGGTATTCATAAAGAAGGTGGAGATATAGTGGTATATCTTGAATACTACCCGAATGTTGATAAGTTATCATTCATACCCTTAATCTACGAAGGGTATAAAGTACAAATCAAACTTTTTGATGAAGTAGAATCAATAAGATTAAAATAAGAAATTAGTTATATGTATCAGGCATCAGTGCTTAAAATTAAGAATGTAAGAGTACACACAAACGCGGATAAAGTATTATTAGGTACATGTCAGGGGAATCAGGTGGTCGTAGGTCTCGACACAAAGGAAGACGACTTAGGGGTTTATTTTCCATCTGATGGTGTTTTGAGTGCAGAATTTTGTAAAAATAATAACCTGTACAGGCACCCAGAATTAAATAAAAATCCTGACGCTAAACCTGGAATGTTTGATTCCAATGGTAGGGTTCGTGCACAAAAGTTCAGAGGCGAAATATCTGATGGTTTTTTCGTACCATTTAGTTATTTCAGTTTCTTAAAAAGGAGCGAACAGGAACTTTTGAAAGAAGGTTTTGATTTCGATACTCTTGGTAAAACAGAAATTTGTTCTAAATATATTAACAAGGAAACTGCAAGAATTCTTAGAGAAACCAAAGCTAAGAAAACCAAAACTGCTAAATCCTCTGTAATGTTTAAGGAGCACTTTGATACCTCTCACTTTGGTGCAAATGTCCACAAATTTGGTAAGGGACAGTGGTTAATTGAAACCGAAAAGGTTCACGGAACTAGCTTCAGAGTTGGACACGTTCAAACAGACAGAAGGCTTAAGTGGTATGAAAAGTTCTTAACAACTATGGGTGTTAAGATCGACGCAAAAACTTGGGAATACCTAAATGGTACACGTAGGGTTGTAATAGAAGAAAGTTCTGGAAAACAATTCCATGATCCTACAATCCGTGAAAAGGCTTTCTTACTTTTCAAAGATAACCTAAGAAAAGGTGAAACTATCTACGGGGAAATTGTAGGATTCGAATCAACGGGTGCACATATCATGCCACCAGCGGATACAACCAAAATGAAGGATAAGGCTTTCACTAAACAATATGGTGAAGTTATGGCTTACTCATATGGCTGTGCACCTGCCCAAAGTGATGTCTACGTTTATAGGATTACTTTTACAAACGAAGATGGACATTCTATTGATTATTCATGGGATGACGTTGTTAGACGTTGTGCAGAACTTGGGGTTAAAACAGTTCCATTAATCAGAAAAATTACCTTTGAAGAATTAGCATTGAAGGGTATTCTTGAAACAGGAAAAGAAACTGTTGATGATAGGGATACTCAAGCAGCTTTTGTAAAAATGGTAGAAGAAGATGCTAAAGGAGCATCTGTAATAGATCCACGTCATATTAAGGAAGGTGTGTGTGTAAGAATTGAAGGTGGATTAAATAACCAGACTTTTAAATTTAAGAGTTTCGAGTTTAAGTTCTTAGAAGGTATTATTAAAGATTCTGGTGTAGTTGATATGGAAGAATCAAGTTAAAGACATATGGAAAATAATGGTTTAAGTAACGAGGAAATCGACGTAGTAAATCAGTTAACGAATATTCCCGAGGAATATAGAAACTCTTTACTCGCTTGTAAGACTCATGAAGAGTTTACTCAAAAACTTGACGAAATTACGAAAGTGGGGGAAAACCTTCTACGAGCATCTCTGAATCAATTTAAAGCGACCAGAAATGAAATTCGTAGAAGGTTATCTTTGATGGGTCTGACTGAAGAGGATCTAATAAATAAACTCGCAGAGGAAGAAAATTACGAGGCTGCGGATAAGTTTGTTAAGGCAAACGATTTAATAAAAAGAACCGAAGAATTATTAAAAAAGGAAAACTAACTGTTTAGTAGCTCCTGTACCCTTGTATGGCCTAGCCAGAAACTCGGATAAGTTCAGCAGGATGCGACGAATAAAAGGGTAAAAATAAGTTGGGCAGTTGGTATAAAGATAATAGTATGGAAGAATCTGTTAATGAGAAGAATTCAAGAATGATGCGGGAATTATTGGAGGCTAAGAAGATAGCAACCAAAATGGATAATAAATTTGCTAAAAATAACAAAAACAAAAAACCCAGCACTATAAAAAAATTAAATAAACAAATAACAAAAGCTGCCCATAAATCTGAAGATGGTTCTGATATATGGGGGATGCTATAAAATACTAAATATGCCAAGAAAGTACACACAGCCAAAATTAGAAAAAGGAACTTCCCACATCAAAAAATTTACGGAAGAAGATTTGATGGAAATCTATAACAAGAAAAGTTGGCCTTATAAGGTCAAGATTCTTGAAAAGGCTTTAAAGGAGGCATTATTGGGTCAAAGAGATCCACTGATTCAATTCTTAGCCAATGCTATGGATTACGAATACGCATCCGGTGAAGATGAAACAACTAAATGGACAAAAAAACAAACCAAATAAAATGGCAAAGATAGAAAAACCAAAAATCAGGATTACATTCGTTCCGAACGGAAAAGTTATTTGTGAATCCTATGAAAGGACAGATAATGGTATCCATTGGGTAAATGGTACTATTCATGGGTATTGTACCCATGAATTGATTAAGAAAATCGAAGAAAATATATGAGGTTAGAAAAGAAATATTTAGGCGAGCCTGTATTAAAAACAGTTACTTACTTAGCTCCCTGGCAACGGAATGAAGAAAGGCCTCTATCTGATCCTGAGGTCTACACCAAATTCTTCAGGAAAAAGATTAAGATTCAACATTACCATAAACCCTATGAATGGAATTTTTATGTCTATTTTATAGACGAGTCGAAAGGTAATATTGCATCCAATCGGATTATTTGGTATGGATATAATTTTATTAGTGATAGGAAAATGTCCAATGAACAAAAATCCTATAATGATAAATTTCGCAGGAAGCCAAAGAAAGTAGTTACTTCTTCTAAAATTGTTTGGCCAAAACATTACAACGAAAAGGAAATAATGGGGATCTATAATAAGAAAACTCCTGAACAAAAAGTAAAGATACTCGAAAAGTCAATGGAAGTAAAAGGTGCAAAGGTTCACAAACTTGCAGTGGCCATGGGATATTACTATACCGATGATTATGACGAATTAACCTGGGTAAAAAATAAATTGGAAATAAGATGATTTTATTAAAACCGACAACCGCTCTAATACATAAAGTAATTATTAGAGACGCGCGCGTAGACACAACCAAAATATTTAAACTAATTAAAGATTAACCTTTCGGTGCAGGTCAACCGATATAACAAACAAATGGTAGCACATATCTTGAGTTACTGGTGGCTGATAGTCCCACTATTATTAATTGTACTGTACAAGTTTACCTTGCGGGTACTACTAGGAATGATCATCGTTCCTGAAGACAAAATTGGTCTGGTGACCAAAAAATTCGTTCTGTTAGGTGCAAACCGAACACTCCCCGAAGGACGAATAGTAGCATTAAATGGGGAAGCAGGATATCAGGTAGATCCTCTAGCACCTGGTATCTATTGGGGTTACTGGGTCTGGCAGTATACCGTCAATTATGAAATCTTTACC